TCTCTCAAGGATTATTTACTTTCCCTCAAGAAACTGGTGGTGAAGGTGCTCCTGCTAACCAAACTCAAGGTAGTGCAAAAGCTCAAGTTGATTTCGATATCAGCATGGTTAATGCTCCTGCTCAAGTTATCGCTGGTTACGTTAAAATCTCTCGTCAAATGTTAGATGACGTTCCTGCAATGACTTCTTTCTTACAATCTCGTTTGTTAGAGAAATACTTAGTAGCTGAAGATGCTCAGTTATTATTCGGTTCTGGTTCTGGTGTTAACTTGACTGGTTTGACTATCAATGCTGCTGCTTTCAGTGGTGCTGCTACTGTTGACGTTGAGCAATTAGTACAAGCTATTGCACAAGTTGAAGCAAGTAACTACTCTGCAACTGGTATCTTGATTAACCCTACAGATTGGGCTAACATCGTAAACACTAAGAATACTAACTCTGCGTACTCTTTACCAGGTTCTACAGTGGTTACAACTGATGGTCAATTATCTATCGCTGGTATTCCTATCTTCAAGTCTACAGCAATCACTGCTGATAAGTTCTTAGTAGGAGACTGGTCTATGGGTGCTCAAATCATGCAACGTAATGGTATCTCTGTTCAATTCTTTGACCAAGATGGTAACAACGCTGTTGAGAACATGATTACAGTTCGTGTTGAGGCAAGAATCGCTTTCCCTATCTACTACGCTAGTGCGTTTGTATATGGTGATTTCGGTAACGTAGCTTAATTGATAATATAGTTATCATACATAAGGGGTGGGTCTAAACGCCCATCCCTTTTTTTAAATTTATTATATGCAGATTATAAGGGATGTCACAACCACAGTGGAACCAGTTTCAGAACCAATAACATTGTCTGAGGCTAAAAACTATTTAAAGGTTGATTTTGATGATGATAATGACTTGATAAGTTCTTTGATAGTTTCTGCAAGAGTTAGATTAGAAAAATACGCAGGTGTTGCGATGTCAGCTCGTACCTTGCAAGTTGTTGCTTACGTAGATGAGTTCATAGAACTTCCGTATGCACCTCTAAATACGATTTCAAAAGTTGAATACTGGGATAACAATAGCTGGGTAGAGATTACCGTAGGACAATACAATGTCTTAGGTACAACATATAAAAAACTTTATATGACAGCTTTTGGTCACATGGAATTCAGATTTACATATACTTGTGGTTATGCCACTACTCCTTCAGTAATGAAAACAGCATTGTATAAGATACTTGCTGATTTGTACGATTACAGAGAATCTTCTGTTGAAGATAGCAAACCAAATGCAAACGTAGCGTCTGCATACGAATTAATGAAGCCTTATAAAAGAGTAAGCATAATATTATAATGATAAGTAACCTCAAAAATAGAATTACTTTCCAATCTAAGACATCAGAATCTGATGGTGCTGGTGGTCAAGTCTTAACTGACGTAGACTACTATACTTGTTGGGCTGAGATATTTAGAGAAACACAAAATAAGACCAATATTGCTGGTAAGGATTCTTTATCAGATAGTATAGTTTTTAGAATAAGAGATGCTCAAAGTATCAATATTTCTAATGACCTTACTGTTTACTATAATGGTAATATTTATCTTATTAGTAGTATTATAGATGAGCTTGATGGACACAATTATTTAAGAATAACTTGTTCTACTTTAAAGAGGGTTAATACTTGGGATAGTATTACTGCTTTCTGGGAGAATATTGCTACAACCTGGGAAACTACATAATGGCATTTACAATTGATAGAAGAGATGTAGATAGGCTTTCAAATAGGCTTAAAGTAGCAGCAGATGCTATTAAAAAGCAAGTTGGAGATATTATAAGTACATCTGTTCTAAGTATTGAGAATAATGCAAGAGCAAGAGCACCGTTAGGAGAAACATACGGATTAAAGGGGTCTATTTATAGCACTCCTTATAATTCAACTGTGGGTGCAACGGTTGGAGCTAGAGTATTTTACTCTCCATTTGTGGAGTTTGGTACTGGTCCTGGACCTGGTAATAGTTTCCAGATTCCAGTGTATAGAAACTTAAATATGAACAATCTTGAGGGATACGCACAGACATTTAAACGGAATAACGGAAATGTAGTAAATTTGCCACATAGACCATTCTTATTCAATTCGGCTTCAGAAGAACTATATAAAATGGTTAATTCAATTAAAAAAATTAAAATATAATGGCTACTCTTCAAGGTAAAGCGGTAAAAAATACATATAGACAAGTATTACAAATTGGTGCTAATAACGTAGGCGTAAGTAGTACTTTACAGCCAATTCAAGATGGTACTGGTACAATACAGCATTATCACTTTCTACTATAGCAGCAACCGTTACTGGTGATTTAACCGTTACTGGTGATTTGATTATTACTGGAGGTGGTTTACAGATTAAGGAATTGATTGATGATACAGTTGCTGCTTTAATTAAAGATGGCACTGGTATTACATGGAGTTATAATGATGCTGCTAATACCTTAACTGGTAATTTTACTGGAACTACCTCAGTTGTAGCAGAGGGAACTAACCTATACTTTACTAATGCTCGTTCAAGAACGGCAATAAGTGAGACTATAACTGGTATTGATTATAATAATACTACTGGAGTATTTAGTTTAACAAGTGGATATACGATACCTACAACAGCTGCATTTAATGGTAAGGTTCCTTATACTGGAGCTACTGCAGATGTTGATTTAGGTACTTATGATTTAAAAACAGCAAAACTATGGTTATTAGATGAAGTTGCTACTGGTTTTGGTAGCATACATCTAGCTGATAATAGTATGCACTTTGAAGATGCTGACGGACATACTATGTTTGATATTGAAGATGGATTTATTCAAATTCATAAAGACCAAACTATTCAGTCAAACCTATTTACTACTAACTTAACTGCTACAAGAGACCATTATTTACCAAATGCAAGTGGAACTATAGCTTTAACAAGCAATATTAATTATCCAGTTACATCTGTATTTGGAAGAACTGGTGCTATAACCGCTACTTCTGGTGACTATTCTACAACTTTAGTTACTGAAGGAACAAATTTATATTATACACAAGCAAGATTTAACTCAGCTTTAGCTGCTAAAACTACAACAGACTTAGCAGAAGGACTTAATCTTTACTATACTCAAGCTAGATTTGACACAGCTTTTAGCAATAAAACTACTACAAACTTAGCTGAGGGTACTAATTTATATTATACTACTGCTAGATTTAATGCTGCTTTAGCAACTAAAACAACTACTGATTTAGCAGAAGGCACTAACTTATATTATACAGATGCTCGTGCAAGACTTGCATTAGCTTCATCTGCTACTGGATTAACTTATGCTAACAATAGCGGTATATTTAGCTTAACTGCTGGTTATGCTATTCCAACTACTGTTAAATTAGGGGAATATGACATAGCTTATAATCGCTCATTAACAAGTGCTGCTGTAACTGGTACAAGCACTAAAACATTAACCTTGAATCAGCAAAGTGGTAGTACAATTACTGCTTCATGGACTGACCAAGGTATAACTACTATCAATGGAACCGCAAATCAGATTGCCGCTACAACTGTTGGCAATACTACAACCATCGGATTTACTAATGATGTTACAATGCCAAACAACTTAATTGTTAGTGGTAATTTAACGATTAATGGTACTGCTACTTATGTAAATACTCAATCAATATCGGCTAAAGACCCATTGTTTGAAGTTGCAAATGATAATAATACTACAGATGCTGTAGACATAGGATATTATGGAAGATATTACGATACCCCTCAAACTCGCATTGAGTTTACTGGTTTATTTAGGGATGCTTCTGATGCTGGTAAGTTTAAATTCTTTACTGGCTTAGTAGATGAACCTACTAACGTAGTTAATACAAGTGGTACTGGATATACTATTGGAACATTAGTTGCCAACTTTGAAGGTAACTTAGCTGGTACTGCAAACGCTGCTAATACACTTTCTACTGCAAGAACAATAGCTGCAAGTGGAGATGCTACATGGTCAGTTAGCTTTGATGGCTCTGCAAACGTATCATCTGCCTTAACATTAGCTAACACTGGTGTTACTGCAACAACTTACGGTACAACAACTGCGGTTCCTACAATTGCTGTAGATAGCAAAGGTAGAATCACAAGTGCTTCAAATACAAACATTGCTTTCCAAGTTACAACTATAAACGGAGCT